GCAGGGGGCGGATACGCCGCCACGACACCCGGTCGATACAGCGCTTGGCCAGCGGGGCGAGGACCCCGGCATTGGCGTGCGCCCACGTCGCGGACACCTGGTCCTGCGACACGTTCGTCGTATCCATGTTGGTCGCCCAGTCGGGGTGCTGGGTGATCCACGCCGCCTGGTAGGCGACCGCCATCCGTAGAAGCCGCAAGTTCTTCTGCGAGATCAGGCCCACAGTGGAGGCGACCTCGGTCGTGTCGACGAACAGTTCGACAATGGCCTGCGCCTGATCGACCTGCGCGCCAGTCACCGTGATGCCCGTGTAGGTGGCGACGTCGCTGGTGGTGGCCCACGTCATGTCGGGTCACCGCCCCCGGTGGCAACTTCGTACACCTCGCGGCCGTCGACAGTCCCGGTGCGGTAGGCGTCCCCGCGCGGCACGTGCCCGGCTTCGATGGCGGCCTGGATGGTGGCCTGCCGGTAGGCGAGGTGGCTTTCCTCGTCGGGCCCGCCGGCTTCGGCCTGGAAGTCGAGGCGAAACACGCCCGGCGCGGCAGGCGGGGCGCTCGCGGGCTGGACGGGCTCGGGGTCTGCGGTCTCATCCACGGCGTCCGCCGAGTCGGCCGGGTGGGCGTTGTCGTCGAAGTCGTCGTCTGCGGACACAGTCTCGGCCGCGTCCGCGTCGGTGAGGCGCTGTACGAGCTCGGCCTTGACGCGGCCGGAGGGCAGGCCTCGGCGACGGCACTCCTCCTGGAGGTCCCTCGTCGACATCTGCTCGTAGTTCACAGCCTCGCCTCTCTGGTTTGTTGTTCACCGGCGCCGCCGGGGTGGCACCCACCAATCCCCGGCGGCGGTCCGTGGGCCGGTCAGATCCGCTCGAGAATGGCCAGGGCCTTCTCGTGGCCGACTCCGAAGCCGCGGCGGACGCGGAACTTCACGGCCGTGTCGTCGGTGCTGTCCTGCGCGCGGGCCTGGTCGACGAGCGACTCAGGGTTGCTCCGGTCGCCGCGCTTGAGGAACTGCCGGTTGCCGAAGACCAGCAAGTCGTTTCCGGTGGGGGCGCCGGTCATGGTCGCAGCGACCTTGCAGCCGCGGGACCAGGCGATCGGCACGTTGAACAGCGTGTCGGGCGTGCCTGCAGTGCCCTGGATGAAGATGGGGCGGCCCTGGGCGTCGGTGGCGAGGCGGAGGGCGTCGCGCCAGCCGGGGGCGGCGATGACGAGGGAGTCCGCGAGGCTCCAGTACTTGCTGGTTTCGACCTTCTTCAGGGTGCCGGACAGCTTCTCGTAGAGGCTGGTGCCGCCGCCGGACGCCGCGAAGGAGACGTTGGTGGACACCCACGAGGCGTAGTTGTCGTCGGCGTTGTAGCCGGTTGCCGCGTTGGTGGTGCGCAGCGCCTTGTACACGCTGGTGAAGGGGACCGTGGTGCCGTTCTCGGCGCCGGAGACCGCGAGGCAGGCGTTGTCGAAGCTGTCCGCGTAGGAGACGGCCCAGTCCATGCCCTTGGTCTTGATGGTGTCGATGATGCTGTCGGCGTCGGCGAGGTCGTCCTCGTCCACCACGAACTGCGCGAGGAACCTGCGGGCGGTCAGCGTGATGTAGTCGTTCGTCGACGCGTCCGGCGTGTACGTGGTGCCCGCCGACACGGTGAGGCCACCGGAGCGCAGCACCCGCTTGGTCGCGGTGCGCATCGGGTGTGCGCGCCCGTACCGCTCGACGGCGGAGTCCATCAGGACGCGGGTGATGACGTCGGAGTCCCACTCGATCGGGATCCACGAGTCGATGATGTCGGTGCTCGCAGCACCGGCGATCTGGTAGACGGGGTACAGCTTCCCGGGCTGCTCGCCACTGCCGAGGCGGGCCTTGCGGAAGCCGATGATGGAGCCGGGCTCCGGGACGGAAGTGATGGGCACGCGCGTCGGGCGCATAGCAACCTCAGGAAGGGCAAGGGGGCTCACGGCCCGCACGGTTGGGTGGGTGCCCTACCTGGGCGGACCTGTGAGCGTCCCGCTCGTCCCTGCGACGGACCCCGAGAGGTCCGGTGGTGCGTGTGCCCTGCCTGGGCTAGCTGCGAAGCGCGCGATTCGCGAGTTGGTCGACCCAGGACTTGGGTTCGGCCTTCGGCGCGGGCTTGTCGGCTGCGTCCACCTTAGCTGCCGGTACACCACTCTGGCCAGAACCACCAGCCCCACTGGACGTTCCGGCAGAGTTGCGGGTCCGCTTGAACAGCTCGGGGAAGTCGCTCTTGACCTGGTCGATCTGCTCGGCGAGCCCGGTGATCTCCCCGTCGTCGTCGATGTCGACCTCGTCCAGGTCGACCAACTTCATCAGCGAGCCGAGGCGGGTTCCGTTCCATCCCGCCTCCGACAGCGCCGCGTTGACGCCCGTGACGAGCGACTTCGTCTTCCGCATGCCGCGCAGCTCGGCCTCGGCGGCGGCCTTCTCGACCTGGCGGCGGATCTCCGCCGGCGACGGGCCGCGCGGCTCGTCCTTCGCGACGGCCGGCTCGTCATCGGGCTCGGGGTCCGGGTTGAGCTTGTTGCCGGTCTTGGGGTCGATGCCGTTGGCGCGCAGGAACTTGCGGCGGGCGGCGGCCTCTCCGGATGCGGCCTTCAGCTTCGACTGGTGCGCCTCCCACTCCTCGCGCGTCGGCGGCGTCCAGTCGTCCTCCGGCTCGTCGGCCGGTTCGTCGTCGGGCTCCGGCTCGGCGGCCAGGGGCTCGCCGCCGTCGGCGTAGAACACGGGCGAGAACGGGCCGGTGCCGTACCAGGCGGGGCGCGCCCAGCCGGTGTGGATGCGGGAGCGGGCGAGGGTCTTGGGTGCCATCTGGTCCTCCATGGTTGTGCTCAGAAATGGCCTGCGGCGACAGCCGATTGGGCGTGCCGTCGAAGCCGGTCAGGGATGCTGCCGCGCCGCGCCAGCAGGTAGCGGGCCGCCCGGATGCGGGCAGCATTCGATTCGGACGGGCGTCCGCGGCCCATCGCGACACTGCGCAGCGCCTGCGCCCGCAACAGATCCGGCAACGCGGTGCGGCCGTGAGCCCACTCGTCCAGCCACGGGACCAGACGGCAGCGGCAGTTCGGGTGCAGCGGCGGGCCTTCGAGCGCGGCCCGCCGCGTCGTGCGTGACGCCGGATCCATGGACAGTCCGCCAGGGAACCGGCCGTCCCGGTCGGTCAGCTGCCCGGAGTAGGCCAGACAGCGGACACAGGCGTCCGGTTCGCTCACCCACAGGCCGCGCGCCCCGAGCATGGCGGTGGCCTGCGCGACGCCGTCGTTGATGGCCCGGTGCACGCTCCATGCCACCGCCGAGCGCACTATCGACACCGCCCTGCGGGCCGCGCCCAGCGCCGTCACCACACCCCGCCAGCCCGTCACGGACACCATTCGAGGGGACAGCAGGCGGCCCGCGAGGCGCAGCTGCTCCCTCACGGTGCTGGCCAGCGCGCGGGCGGCGTCCAGGGCGTCGCGGGACACGTCGACACCCGGTACGTCCGGGCGGCGGCCGGATGCGCGGTGCGCGAAGTCCGTGGCGTGCCGGGCGCCCAGCTGTGCCGCATCCGGCAATGCCCGCTCAATCACCCTGCCGGCGCGGTGGCCGAGTCCGCCTGTCGCGTGGTCCGTGTCGGCCCGCACCTGCGCCAGATAGGTGGCCAGCTCTACGCCTGCCCCGGTTGCGGCAAGCGATCCGAACGTGGCGACCCATGCGGCGAGTGCGGCGGTCAGGGCTGCGGCGAGGGCGGCGTCGGCTCCTGCGTCGGCTTCGGTGGCGGTGGCGTCTTCAAGCCGGGCCGCCTCGTCTGCCTGCTGCTGTTGGGTGAGGTCGGCGAGCTGCTGGGCGGTGGCCGGTGGCGTCACTCCGTCACCTCCGGCACGTTCATCTGGGTGGCCGCGCCGACGACGACGTCGAGGAGCACGGCCACCTGCTCTTTCGAGATGGAGCCGAGCTGTACGGCGGTACCGAGGGATTGCACGGCGGTGCCGAGAGAGCCGAGGAGTTCGATGCGGCGCTGCAGTTCGCCATCGTCGTCGAGGTCGGCGAGCCATGCATCGACCTGGGCAGGGTCGTATCCGGCTTCGACGAGGGCCTGATCGCGCGGCACACCGGCCTTGATCTTCGCGTCCACGGTCGCCCAACCCTCAGCATCGGACACGGTCTCAGCGGCAGCCCACTGGATGTCGACGACGACGTCCTCGTAGCCGAGGAGCTTGAGGGCGAACGTCCACGCGGCTTTCCACGTGCCGCCGAAGCTGCGCTGCCTGGCCTGGACCTTTTCTGTCAGCGGGCCGTTGGCTTCACGTCTCGACTTCCCGGAGATCATCTGGCCGGTGGCGTCGAAGATATGCATCGGCGTGTCCGTGACCTGCGCCATCGCCTTGACGTACCGGTCGAGCGGCTTGAGGTACACGTCCGGGTCAGCGGCCTGAAATTGGCCGACACCCTTCAGACCCTGCAGCAACCAGACCTCGCCGGGGTCGTTGCGGAGCTGGCTCGCATTGAGGGGGGATTCGGGGTCGCCGCCCGCGTCCTCCGGGAACTCGGGGTCCCAGTCGGACTGGGTGCCGGACTGGTCGACGGCCGGGTCGATCAGGCCGTAGCGCTGCGGCAGGGACTGGAAGTCGACGGTCGCGGCGTGGCTCATCACGAGCTTGTTGATGAGGGCCTGCGGCCCGTAGGCGGCGTAGTGCTCGGGCCGGCCGTAGGGGCGGGCCGTGCGGAAATGAAAGAAGGGCACCTCGCCGTAGGGGTTCGGCAGTACGGGCTCTTGACCGTCGCCGCTGTACGGCAGCCACTTGTTCTGCCTGCCCGACCACTTGCCCTGCCAGTACCAGCGCTCGATCCGGTCCGGGTAGTACAGGTCAGCGCGGATCGTCTGGTCTTTCGCCGTGCCGATCGTCCACGACTTGATCGCGAACGCCTTCTGCAAAGGGTTCTCGGCGTCGTAGATGATCCGCACGACGGATGCCGAGTTGACGAACATGTCGACACTGCTGGGTTCGCCGTCCTCGCCGACGTCCGGCCACACCATCAGATAGGCGTCGCCCTGCGAGCACGCCCTCGCGTGCAGACCGGGCCCTTCTTCCTCGAGCTCGTTGCGCTCGATCAGGTCTGCGATCTCCGCGTCGGTGTCCGGGTTCCCGGTGGTGATCGACGAGATGTGCAGGCGGTGCACCACCGCATCCACCGGGATCCGCGCGAAGTTGACCTCGTCCATCTCGCCGAGATTCGACTTGGCGAGCATGCGGGCGACCTTGTCCGAGGCGAAAATCTCCTCAGCCTCGCCCTCGTAATACGCGTTGGCCTTCGCATACGCGGGCCGCGCCTCACACAGCTCGTGGTAGGCGCTGACCAACTCAGGAGTACCAGCCATCAGGCGCTCACCTCGGGCTCACAGACCGCACCGCGGCCTTCGGCTTCTGGACGGGCTTCAGGAACCGCAGGACCGCATTGCCGACGGTGTCGACAAGGTCATCGTTGGGGGCCTTCGGGAAGGCCACCATCTGCTCTTCGAGGGCGGGCAGCGGCTCGGCGTGCATGACCCTGGTCGGGATCAGCTGGTACAGGTTGAGGAGCCGTTCGGCGCGGGTCTCCTTCTTCTCGCTGTTGGAGAAGGTGACGACCTTGACGGGCAGGTCGTGGAACACCTCGTGCCACAAGTCCCCGCCTTGATTCGACTCGACGAGGATCGCCCCGACCTCGGGGAAGCTTTCGAGGATCTGCAGGAC